TTGTGCTACACCATTAGGAAAATTTGTGTCTAATGTTTGATAAAAGGCATCATCCCTAGAAGATGTATTATCTGCGTCTAAAGGATAAAATGTATTTGTACTTCTTACTTCTCCCGTAGAGCTAACAATTTGCCATCTAAAATATTGACCACTATTGAGAGTAGTTACTGGATTTGTGGTAAATTCAATTCTATATTTTCTTGGTAAAGTTGAACTTCCACCATTAGGAGTTCCGGTTAAGGTTACTCCACCAGAAGGTGAAGGACCAAAACCAGTAAATTGTGCTCCAGCAACAATACTGTATGTGGCAGCGCCATTTTCATCAACACCTAATGGACTTGGATCACTACTAACTTGCAGTTCTGCGGCGGTTATATCAGGTGTAGTGCCAACTGTACCATTATTTTCTGTTTCGTATAATTCTATACTAAAAGTAACAGACTGCCCTTCAACAGTACTTAACTGAGTATAACCAGTAGCGGGTTCCGTTGTTGTCGGATCAAATAGATCTATGAATATTGCCATTTAACGTACCTAGCTCTTTATTAAATACTCACATAATATGTATCTTGGTGCAAACTCATCCATCTTAAGTTGTTGGTTAGTTCTAACTCTAATTGTGGTTACAAGTGGAGAGGCATTGATTAATACTTCACCCATAACAGCAGATTTTGATTCGCTATTTATTATTGGAAGAGCATTACCATGAAAGTGTGTGGCAGCGGCGGCAGACCCAAACTCAGTAAGTGTTGCGGTAAGATAATTTAATCCATAATTTTGATTTGGAGAACACACCGTTCCTCTCCTACCACAAAGATATGATCTTCTTCTCCAAGTTGCTGTGCCCATTGCATCATCATTAAAATTAATTCTAGCAGAAATACTGAATGTCGTATTATGACCATGTGGGAGAAAATTTGACATATTTAATTCAGTCTCTTCAGTAAGAGCTTGGGCACCAATAACTCCTATATTGCCACTAACAGTTAAATCTCTTGCAGGGATTTTAAAATCACCTTGATAGAAAAATTCTGCTGTATCTCCTAAAGAATCAACTTCAACAGCAAGTCCAGCTCTAGTTATACTTCCATCAGAAGTATCAGTATTATTATACGTTCCTGGATTAGTAGATCCAACAATATACTTAGAACCCAAATCAGGTAATTGAATTTGTCCACCAGTTCCATCTGGATCTGGTTCTTGTAAAGTAACTCCGTCTTGCCTATAAATGCACTGAGATCCTACGCCTATAACATTTGCCAAATTTCTATAATTATTAGCAGATAAAATTTGCCCTTGACACTTTAAATATCCCGCAGGAATTAAATCTTTGTATTCTTCATCAGGAAATATACTATTTAATTTAGTAAAAAATGGAAAAATATATCCAGCAGTTCCACCATGTTTTCCTTTTTGATACGAGTAGTATATATTTTTACTGGCCATATTAGAATGCTTTAATAATAAACACCATTGAAAGTGTTGGAGTAGCTGTATTGAACGTTATAGTTCCAAAATTTAGTCCTGTAGCATTATTTATCTGCACTGTATTCAATCTAACATCATTAACTAATCCTGGAGAAAGTATATTGATAAATCTAGTAGAAAACTCAATTTCGATAGCACCATGACTGTGTGGGACACACCCAGTAAAAGCTCTATCTGTAGATGGTTGTATATTACTCCAAAAATATTGTCTACCATTTCTGTGAGACCACATATCACCACCAGTATAACCATCAGCATTGCCAACGGTATAACACAATGCCGCTAAATCTCCACCACTACATGAGTTAAAATTTCCTCCACCAATTCTAGTATTTCCTTGACTCGCAGAAACAATATTATTTCTCATATTATTGCCAAGAATGTTTGGGGGGAGGGCACGAGCTACGGTAGCTCTAGATCCACTGATATAACAAACTCCATCATCAAAATACTCTCTCGCGTATCTAATTGGACTTGGATTACTTAAAGTATAATTAGTAGATCCATTATTATTTGATAACTCATATCCATGATTATGCGATGGTACATGTCTATCACTCAATTTTCTTTCAGCAGGAACTAATACACTAGTATATTCGCCATCATTAAATTCCAAAGAATCAAATCTAGCAACGAGTTCTAATTCTTCATTTGGATTTTGTGGGTTAACATTTTCAATTTCACCTACAATATCAAATTGAGAAACATAATTTGTCTGTACTGTATTTGGACCATTGCCATCAAAAGATCCACCAATATTTTGCCAAAATAAATCATCAGACAGCAAAGTTTTTTCTGGAGCATGTGCTTCACCTTTGTCTTGCAAATAATAAAAGTGTCCTCTAAACACATCCATAGCTCCACTGCTTCCATCATTTAATTTTGGAAGTTTAAAACTATCCCCCTCAGTACCACCGTAAGTATTACCAATAACTTCATACAAAGCAGGATATTTTGATATATCGTATGTAACACTCCCACTACAAGGAAGCCATCCACTAGGAATAGTATTTGTACCAGCACACCATGGAATGATGGTCCCTATGGGCATACCTTTATGAGATTTTGCTTGATTTAAGAATGTTGCCATTTAATTAACTCAAATTTCTGTTAAATACCAACCCTGATTAGCACCGGGAATAGAATTACCTTCAGAATCAGAATTAGAAAGATAAATGAGTCCGAAGGCAGCATTTGGTGTATTTACAACCAACTCACCACCACCAAAGGAAGAAGAAAGTCCACCAATAGTTGTTCCACCTAATTGACCTTGAATTGGTCCGGAATGTCTAATTACAAGATTAACGCTAGAGTTTAATGCACCACCAACATCAATAATCTTAATTAAATCACCAGAGAGTACATTTATCTCCGGTAATTTAAGAATTAAATCAGAAGTTGGACGAACCGCGTAAATAATATTTGGTTCTAGTAATCTTGCGGTTAAATCTGTATTACCTTGTTCGGACACAAATATAGTTTTTCTTCCACCATTAGCATTATAGAAGAATTGCTGACCAAACGCATTAATAGAAGCATTTTGGTTAATTGTAAATGACTTTGCTCCACTAATTCCAAGATCTTGAACATCAAAAATAGGTGTGCCAGAATTTGGTGTGGCACTTAGTTGACCAGTAATTGTTAAACTTTCGCCGGAAATTGTTGATCCAGTTTGTGCGTCAACGGAGAATCTAGATGTAAAGAAATTGACGGGAGTTTCTGTGGCACCAGGAGTTTCTAGAGTTCCAACATTTAAATCATTGCCAGATCTTAATGTACCAGCAATTTTAGTGTTTCCGGTATTTCCTTCAACTCGGAACATTTCATTTGTAGCAGAACTTTCTGAAAGTTTGCTCCATGGTCCACTAGCAAAGAATTCATCTCTATAAATTGTAAAGTTGGATCCAGAGGCACCACCAAATAAAGATGTGTTTCCAGTAGCAGTCTCAACAAAGAATCTTGGGAACTCACCATTGGTGATAACCATATATTGCCTTTCTGGTGTTGTGGTAAGTGGATTACCAGATAGTTCAATAGAGTTATGTACTCTTAATGTACCACCACCAGTTTCGTTTAGTCCACCGCCACCAAATGCTGTGCTGGAAGATCTAGAAGTTCTGGCGGAAATTTCTTGAGAATTGACAATATCATCATCTAGTAGAGAGAATTGATTCGTATCATATCCAATTGTTAAATCACCAATAATTCTCGTATTACCACTAGTACTAACAACTTTAAAGGTATTGATGGCTGGATCCTCTTCGTTGGGTCCAAAATTTCCATCATTAACAATTAAAGATTGTGCATTTGATAGATTGACATTTGTAATTCTAACCCATTCTGCACTATTTGAATCAGCATTGAGTCTAAACAAATCACCTGGTTCAACTACAGCAGTAAATTCACCAACATTTAAGTTTGTATCAGTTGGGGAGATTGGTGATGGGAAGATAAACGTTGCTGCTTCTTCCTTACCAAGGCCATCAATTCTAGTTCCATCTGGATGTTCAACCAAAGCAGTTCTATCTTGTGCTCTAAGAACATCAACGTAGTAAGGGAAATTGAAGTTTGGTTCATTAACAGTTTGTAGTACCTCAGCATTAATTAACAAGATTTGGTTTGCGACAATTCCAGTTGGATTGTTAACAAATAATCTATAAGTTCCATCTCCATTATCAAATGTTGGACCACCCCATACTTGAGAACCACCGGTATTAATCTGAGTTTGTGAAAGTATGATTCTAGCATTTCCGGGATCAGTTGCTCCACCAACAAGAGAAATTGGAATTGCTGGACCATTTGGAGTTGCAGATAAAATAACTCCAGAAACACCACTAGTATTACTTACAGAAGATCCTTCAGAAGAAATTACATAATACTCAGTATCAACTAAAACTTGAGTTAAATTACCAACGTCAGTAAATTTAACTGGATTACCTTCAACAAAATAGTTAAAGTCAAATAATAATTTATATGTTCCTGTAACTCCAGTTACAGTTCTTGATGGGGCAAGTTCCGTAATTAATTGATAATAATCAACGTTTAAATTATTTGTTTCTAAATCACCAACTGACTGACTATTACCAACTCCAATTTGAATTACTACACCAGTAACTGCAATTGGATTTGTAGTTTCTGGTCCACTGGACTGATATGTAATAACTGGAGATGTAGGAGTAGCAGAAATAATTGTTGTTGTTCCTGCGGGAACATATTCTTCTTCGGATAGATAAATTTGTACTGTTTCGCCACCACTCAAATTAGAATTTGTGTCTAAAGTAAGGGTTACAATTCCAGCAGCATCACATTCTAACGTAGTTGCAAAAAGATTACCAAAAATATTTCTTTCAATTCCAACGTTGGAATTTCTTAGTCCACCTTCAAGAGTAATATCAGATTTAACGAGAGCGGAACCAAGTACGTCTAGACTATTTCTAACAGTTGTTGTACCAGTAGATCCAGCAATGTTTAGAGTACCAACCCTAGTACCAATGTTAAGTGTTCTAACACCATCAGTTAAGAAGTCGAAGTTTTCAATACCTTCTGCTTCAATAATACCTCTGTTATTTGTTTGACTTGCACCACCACGAATAACTAATTTACCATCAAAAATAGTTCTGTAGTTTTTAATTCTAAAGAATGAGGTATTTGGTGAACCAATAGCACCACCCACAGTAAGTTCTGACACATTAGATCCGGTTCCTGTGGGAACAGTACCTAGATTAATCGTAGAATTAGTTGAGGTTGTGTGTAAATTAAATAATGTAGTTTCACTTTGGTTTATATCATTAGCAGCATTTGTACCAATGTTGATTGTTTGTGATCCAGTGGTGATGTCAAAAAGTCTAACGGTATCTAAGTATCCACCAGCATTAAACTCTGTGGTTGCGCTGGTATTTACAAAGTTAAAGATAGGTGCTAAAGAGGTCAAATCTGCCTCTACATATGATCCACTCCACACTTCAGATGGAGCACCGTTAATTTCCACATCTTGCTCAACTCTTAGATTTCCACTAATTGCTGCGCTACCTTGTATGGAGAAGTCTTTGTTGAATACCTGACCATCCGCAGTTCCATTAAGTTGATCGTTAGTTGTGTTAATACCAACTCTACCACCATTGGTAGTAGAAACTCTTAAGGTCGCCTCATCATCTGGAGAATAAGCATTACCACCAACTAGTAAAGCATTATCTTGGTCATCTAATGGTCTATTGAGAGCATCCTCAGCATATGTTGGGTTTCTATATTCTTGTAGTGTTCTACCACTGATAAATGTAGTACCAAATACATCCAAGTTAGCTCTTGGATCTGTAGTTGCGCTATTTACATATTGATTATAATAATCACTATGTGCTGATCTAGCTACAGTGTTAATGCCAACTTTATATTGACCAATAATATTTGTCTCGGTTCTGATTGCTTCAGCACCAATAACACCCATTTCTTTCCAAACAGATTGTGATGATTCAAATACAGCGTTTGGTTGATAAGTTTCCCAATCTTCAACAATATCAATAGAACTAATTTGTTGATTAACTACAATATCAATAAATGGTGAATTGGTATTATATGTGTCCGCAAAAATACTAAATGTTCCATTTAGAATAGAGGAAAGATCTCCAGTAATACCAGCAACTCTGATCAACGATTCAGAACTTAGACTATATGTGTTGAATATATCTTGGTTTGTAAGTTGAGATCCACCTTGTATTGACCATTGGAATCTAACAAGATTTGTCGCATCATAATCAGGAATTCCGGTTCCAACACCAATTTCATATTGCTGAGTTACAGTATTGAATTTTGGAGTGGAAACAATTCCAATTTGATCATTAGGAATTGTAGTAAATGTATTCGCGTAAATCCAACCCCAGGATCCGGACCTACCTACTTCTTTACCTTTAAGCAGGAGATCTCCTGGAGATGGATTCTCAAGATAATATGATACTCTTTGATTTGGGAATAATCTATTTGAAGTAATGGTTAATTGATTGTTAGCATTGTAAATAAAATTACTTTGCTCTGGTGTCATATTAGATGGTCTATCTAATACAAAATCACCAAACTCATCTTGCTCGGTCATGTAATGAGTTCTAATGGAGTAGGTTTGAGCAGTAAATGCGGTATTACCCCTACCATTAAATTTAAATATGGCGGAAGAAATTTTATTCTTGGACAGAACAATATCTCCCAGCTCTCTATTCAAGAAATTAGCTCTCGATAAAGTAGGATCTTCAGAAAGATTTACAGTGTCAATTAAACTTTGAATTCTTAGTGAAGAAACTGGATCAATAGCATCTTGGGCATCAACGGCAATAGTAACCGGTTGATTAAATGATGCCGATCCATTTACAGTAATTTTATTGTTAAAAGTTACTGGAGACTCAAAGGTGGTGACCAAAGATGCTCCCACGTTATCATCTTCATCTTCAGATCCTATTAATTGAGCACTCTCAAGGAAGGTCTCTTCGCCTGTGATAGCGTTGACTTTCTTATTACCGATGTAGAGGTCTCCGTTGGAGTTTAGACCGGTATAGAAAACGATACCACCATCCTCACGCTTCGATTGAGCATAGAAGTCCTGAGCATCAGTTAGGATAACTTCCTGACGTAGTGGGAAACCAGTTGAGTAGTTACCGGGACCAAATCCTAGATATTCAAATGTATGGTTTCCGGAACGTGCAATAGATGGACGACGAAGTTCTACATATAACTTACTATCGCTAATGTAATCATTAATACCTTTAATAGGAATCTTACGATCTTCAGCACCAGACTCAGCATTACCAGATTGAGCTCTAATTCTAGCGTCAATTCCTAGTTGAATATTATTTGTATATGAATATTCAGTTAGTGCTGGTGTGTCAGTCAGATAATTAACAACTTCTTTTGTCTCAGAATATCGAGCATCATTAACTGTGACAAGACCATGAGTATAGTTGTCAGCAGCAGAACTTGTCGCTGGAGGATCATTTAATGTTGCATCAATCTGCTCAAACCAGAATGGGTCATTCTTGTAGTCTTGTGGATACAGATATGAAATTGGTTGAGAGAACTTGAAGTTTTTGAAGTTGTTACCAACACCAGGACCAGTTGGGAATGGTGAGAAATCTCCTTTAAGACATGTTAGATAGTAAATACCATCTTGCTGACCAGGAATTCTTTCCTTAAGTTCTTCAATATCAAAGATGTAGAATGTATCTTCAATCTCACCAGCATCTTCTACACTATCAATATAGTAATCATTACCATTGTCATCAGTGATAATATCACCAGGAGTCATCGTATAGATTGTAGATCCTGCTACCGCATAAAGATAATCATCTCTAGAAGACTTACTCTTTCCATCAACATCCCCAATACTATCAGGTTTTGATAGTAAATTTGCTCTGACCAGTGAGGTAGATACACTGCTACCACCTTGGAAGAATTGTGTTGGGATGAATGGATTATATTCGATACTACCATCAATAATATTTCTAATAATTAGATAATATTTTTGTCCATTACTACTTTTTGGGGTGTTAACTGGATTTGATGTGGTAAAATATCCATGTAGATATCCAGTTCCAGAACTTCCACCAGACCACTGAATGAAGTTTGAATTATTAGATATGGTTGTGTTTCCTACAAATCCAATACCATCAGGAGCATCAATTTCTACAACAGTAAATCTATCATTCTTAATTGCTGGATTAGTTACTGTGTGATCAAAAGTAGTAAGTTCAAGATATTTGTAATCAACATTTTGCCCGCCTTCAAATCTTGTTTGTGTGATTACCTTAGCAGACTGAATTGAAAATACCGTCTTACTTCCAGTTGCTTCAACAATCTTGGGATTGATGTATGGATCATATTTTACACTATTCAGCACACCATTTGCACTATAAACTGTTGAAGTTCTACCTAGTTTTTCACCAGTATTTACAAAATCGTTGTTGAATGGTCCATTATTAATAAACGTAGCAACAGATAGAGAATCATACCCTTCGTTATCACTATGGAAGTTAATATCTACCGGTTTTAAAATTACCTTTTGTGGTCTAAGTCTTCTCTTGTCGTCTGTTCTTACTTTAATGACAAATCCGTTAAGTGGATCTCTTACAGTTTCAAGATATTTTGGAATTACATATCTTAGTTTATATACTCTATCTTCTTTAACTCTACCATCAATGACTCTTTCAAAGAAAGTATCAGTAGATCTTGTAGCAGATGGGGCACTACCAGAATAAGAAGTATCTTCAGGAATTGTAATTCTACCAAGAATATTAGTAGGATCAGAAGAATTGTCTTCGCATTGTAAATACCACTGACCAGTAGTGCTAGTTGTTACACCATAACTAATAGGTTTTGGATCAAATTTAAGTGGTGAGAATCTCTTGTTAGCAAATACAATAAACTTACCAGTGCCAGTTAAAGTTACACGATTTACATCGTTAAGTGCGTCATTTTGTGTTGGGTGGATAGAGAATGATGTATTTGTTTGATATCTAACAAAATACTCGTCTTGTGGATTGACTGGTAGTTGGAAAGAATTTTGTCCCTGAACAACAGTTCTATCTGGTAGGGGAGTATCTACATCAATTTGCCTAAAGAATACTTTTTGTGGTGATAATCCAGCAGCAGGTTTATCAAACGAGTGTGCTAATGTTGTATTAATTATAGTTCCACCACCAAAATTACCAAGATCTGCTTCAAATTGATATAAATCATATGAAGTATCAATAATGTATTGATTTACTTCGATAACAACTTCAGGATTAATAGAATCTGTTTCTGGAGAATAAATGTAGTTACCAGCTCTTGCATTTTCGAGTGTCGATGCAAGCATGAATACTGTTTGATCAGATCCATTAAATGCTGTACCAGAGGAGTAATTTTCTGGTGCTGTGTTTCTACCTGGAGCAATTACATAATACTTGGTATTAGTTTCAAATCCTTTTGGTAAACGAATAACTCTTGGATCTGGATTTGTTCCTTGTGCTGCTTTTGGTACAAGTCTAACAGCAGTTCCTGTTTCCATTTCGTGTGGGTTTCCACCAGAAACACGGAACAGAGT